CGGCTGTATGTAAATTTCGATTTGCCAACCAAATTCTTCATTGAACTGGTACTCAACCTGAACAACTCTTCCGTCAAAGTTGTCCCATGCACCTGTTGGAAAATCTTCTATGGGAACTCCCCAATCAATGGTATTAACCATGTTTCCTTCTTACCTCTATTGCCTCTTCAATACCTTGTGGTATTAAGTTTTGTGTCCTACATTGTTTAAAAAATTTAGGTGCGCCTGAATCGAGAATGATCGTAGGACATTTATCCGTCTCGCTTCTAACACCCCTTCCAGCCATTTGGATTAAACTGGCCAAAGTCTCATGGTTGTAATACCTCCTTCCTGTTGTTTTATCTTCTAACCTTTTCTGCATAACTTTAGACCCAAGATATGGGTATGGTAACTTTGCAATTATGGTTAACTCACATTCTTTATCAGGCAAATCAACAGCCTTATCAAAAGATGGAGATACTAAAATTGCAGGTGCAGTTGCTTTCTTAAATTGCTGTAGAGTCCTTAATCTATTCCTACTATCGTGTGTATATAGATAACCCGAATACTTACTTCTACTCTCTAAGAATCTAGCAATCTTATAATTCACTGTGTGAATCAAAATCTTTTTGTCTAAGTTTTCTCCTATGATTCTATCTATCTCATTAAGAATAATAGGAAGATTCATGTCTATGCTTTTAGCATTCATTATTGCTGTAGGCTTACAAATGATTGGTCTATTCTCAACAGGAAATAAATAAGGTAAACGATAGAACTGAAACTCTTTTGTCTTAATGCCAACCTTACGTGCTAACTCAACCCCTGATGGAATAGTTCCACTCATGATGATGTGTCTATCAGCAAAATTAAATAAGACCTGTTTACTTTTACTTGTTACCCATACAGGTTTAAATTCAATAGAACTTCTATCCTGTTCTACAACCCAATCTACATCCATATCTTTAATTGAATCAAAGGATTGCTTAACGCTATCTGCTCTTTTCGCTAGAGAAATCTCTTCCTTTGACATGTCTCTAGGATGAACTTGATGAGTCTTCTTAGATAAGTCTTCTATGGCGTAATACCTATCATCACACCACCTCTGCCATTGAGCGACAGTTTCATACTCTGGTAATTCAATTCCATATAATTTTTCCATTTGCCTATGCCAGAGTTTTACCTGAATAAAAGACTCTAGCATCTCGTCTAATACATGACCTTCGTCACTAACAATAAGATCAAACTTACCGAACCTATCTGGATTAAAATTCAGCATAGCTAGACCGTAAGCATAATTAGTAACGATAACCTTAGAGTAACGCAGCTTATCTAGCTGCTGAAAATAAGTGCATTGATCTCTAATCTCACACTTAAAATGATTATCTTTCTTTTCACTGAAAACAGTACACTTGGCTTGGTCAACATGTATGTCAAAACAAACACTATCTGAACATTCTTCATCAGCTAGAGGACTGTCTAAATAACAATGAAAGTTATTTCTTCCCTTAACAGAAACAAATCCTTTATATAATGGAGTTACGTTATCTTCATACTGTGCTTGTTCTAATTTTGTAGCACATAGAACCAGTATCCTAAGATCTGGATGCTTAGCGGCTAGATATAATATCAGTCCAGTTTTACCTGTTCCTGTTGGCGCCTCAATAACTTTAACTTTGTCTTCACCTTTTGAATAAAGCCAATCATTCTTCTCTATCCAATCTATTGCCTTAACCTGTCCTTCCCTGAGACTTTCATAAGGCAGTCCGTAGTCTTTAGGATTTTTCATAAAACCTCTTAGCTTCTCTAATTGTTTTGCTAACCCGATAGTTCTTTTCGAGTTGTTCTAGTACCTGTTTCATGCTGTTAATTTCAAAGAATTCTCTGATATACATCTTTGCTAAATAAGGTTCAGAGGTTCTCATTTCTAAAACAGGGTTTAACCATTCAGTCACACGCTTATTGATCTCTTGCCAATCCTGTCTTCTATTGGCTAAAACCGACATTCCTTTGCCTAGCTTTTGGACAGATGTGATAACTCTTTCTAGCATCGCTGCTTTATTAGACTCTCGCATGAGATCTTTTTCTAATAAAAGGTAATGAGTTATATGTTCGTCTTGAAGTCCTAGATATTCTTGAAAGTGATTAATGAATCTCCATACAGCTAGACGTACTAGATCAGATCGTGTTAATAGATTAATACCAGAACCTTTACTCCTGATAATTAACTCATCTGCAATTCTGGCTAATGCAGGATCGACACGCGCATTTAACTGATCACTCTCACCTTTATCATTTGAGTGTCTAACAGAATATTCCCATTCATTGATAGTATCTTTTTGTAAATCTTCCTCATTGGCATTCCAATCAATTTCATTATGCTGTGTCATATAACTCCTCTGTTCATTCTATGATTCAGTTCTGCTTCTTCCCGAATCTTATTTGCCTTAACGTACCACTTACCTGCGTAATTAACTCCTTCATATCTATTAGCCCTAATTCCTCTTTGGACTGATTGAGGAGATATTTGCAATCTCTCAGAAGCTTCAGCTAATGAAAAGAAGTCTGTAAGTATT